AAGACTAGTTGGAATAGTCAGATAGAGAATAGGAACTTCCTATCACCTATCGGATTTAAGTTTGTCTTGGCAGATTTCCCAAAGATTGCCTACTTCGCACAGTCTGCAAACATTCCTGGTATTAGTCTTAATGTAGTTGATCAACCTACACTATTGGGTAGACCTATACCATGGGATGCACATGGTCTCAACTACGAACCATTTAATTTAAACTTCTTAGTTGATGAAGACCTAGAGAATTATCTTATACTACACAACTGGATCAGAGGTTTAGGTATAGGTGAATCATTCTCAGAAAGAACAGAATTAGAATTAACATCTTTAGAAACAAGACCCAATTCAGGGTCTGGTAGGATAGTAAATGTACGTGCTGATGCATCTCTTGCTGTACTGAACAGCAATTTCCAGACAAATTTCTGGGTAACCTTTAAGGATCTGTTCCCAATATCCCTTAACGCATTGGAATTTAGTGCTACAATAGATGGTACAGAGTATGCCATGGCACAAGCATCATTCCGATACACAGGCTATGAAATAACTGACACATATAATAAGCGACGTAAGCAATTAGAATGAACCTTGATGAAATTCGTGATATGTGGAGGGAAGATTGTCAGATTGACACTAACGACCTCGACACTGAAAACTTTAAAGTCACCGTTATCCATGAGAAGTACCTGAACATTTGGTCTCACTTCAGACTAATGTTATCGGATGCTGAAGCCAAGAGTAAACGTATGTACAAGGAGAAATTCGAGTACTACTCTGGGAAAGCACCTGCTCAAGTGTATAAAGAAAATCCTTTTAACCATAAAGTACTCAAAGGAGATCTTAATACCTATATCTGGGCAGATGATGAGTACTTAAAAAGTAAACAAAAAATAGACTACTTGGAAACTTGTATAAATTATTTGGAGAACATTCTTAAACAGTGCTCCAATAGGGGTTTCCAGATAAAGAACGTTATCGAACTTAAAAAGTATGCAGAGTATTGACGATGACGGTTATCAAGAAGAAGAACGAGGTCTATCTTAAGATAACCGCAGAACCTCATGTGCATAAGGAACTGAGTGAACACTTCATGTTTGATGTTCCAGGTGCCAAGTACATGCCAGCATACCAAAAATTTAAATGGGACGGCAAGATCAGACTATATTCTCCTGGAACAGGTGAAATATATGCTGGTCTTTTTGATTATGTTGCTGAATTTCTAGAAAAGAAAGGGTATGAATATACTATAGAGGAGAGTGAGCAGTATGGAAAACCAACCGATACCGAATCTATCATATCACCTGAGGCTGTCACGGGCTATGTGCGAACTCTGGGACTACCATTTAAGCCGAGAGACTACCAGTTACGAGCAATTTATCAAGCACTTAGGTACAATAGGAAGCTTCTATTATCACCCACAGGATCGGGAAAATCACTCATAATATATGCTATAGTGAGGTGGCATCTGGATGGTTGGTATAGGAATTGTTTAATTATAGTACCTACTGTCTCTCTTGTAGAGCAGATGCATAAAGATTTTAAAACATATGGATGGGACTCATATGATATACACAAAATCACCGCTGGTTCAGAAAAGTATGTCAATCATTCAGTCGTTATTAGTACTTGGCAGAGCATTTATAAGGAACCCCGTAAGTTCTTTCGACGTTTTAGTGTCATTATCGGGGATGAAGCACATCTTTATAAAGCGAAGTCACTCGCAGGTATCCTCACGAAATGCCACGATGCAAAATTTAGAATCGGACTGACAGGTACACTAGATGGGATGGAGTCTCATCAGTTAGTACTGGAAGGTCTGTTTGGTAGAGTGAATAAAGTTACTCAGACCGTGGAACTCATGAAAAAAGGACACCTAACACCACTGAAGGTGTGTGTCCTACTATTAAAGCATGGTTTTGTACCATTTGATGACTATCCACAGGAGATAGACTACCTAGTTTCACATAAAAAACGCAATAATTTAATAATTAATTTAGCATGTGACCTTACTGGGAACACTCTGATCCTTTTTAACTACATCGAGAAACACGGAGACCCCTTGTGGGAGTTGCTAAATAGTAAAGTGAAAGACAATCGAAAGATTTTCTATATTCATGGTGGTGTAGATGCAATGGAGCGGGAAGAAGCCCGTCTCATCTGTGAGAAGGAAAAGGATGCTATCATTCTTGCTTCTTATGGTACATTCTCTACAGGTATTAACATTAAAAATCTACACAATGTGATTTTTGCATCCCCTAGTAAATCTAGGGTGAGAAATTTACAATCGATTGGTAGAGTTCTGAGAAAGGGTGATAACAAAGCACAAGCGGTACTATATGACATAGCTGATCACTGTGCTAGAGGTTCCAAAAGTAATTATACACTTCGTCATTTGTCTGAAAGGATTAAAATCTACGAAGAAGAGAACTTTAATTATGAAATCAAAGAAGTTAAGTTAAAAAATGATTAATTACATACGTCACGATGAACAGTTCTTTGGAACACTTAAATTATCTTCTGGGGAAGAAGTCCTCGGTGAACTTTTAGTGTCTAATGATCCAGAAACACACGATGATATGGTTTTTATTCAGCATCCTGCTAAGACTAAGGTCATAGAGATGGATCAAGATGGTGAGCACAAGGTCGCCGTCGGGTTTATGAAATGGATGAACTTTTCAGATGAAGAATTTTATGTTATTGCTGAGGATGCTGTACTAAGCATCGCTCCCATGAGTAAGGAAGCAATTAGAATGTATAAGAGATGGGTTAAAAAAGAAATATTAAATGATCCAGAACCAGAAAGAGGTCAAGTACCTATTACCACAAGTATGGGACTGATCGCTAAGGTCGAGGATGCTAGGAAAAATCTAGAGAAGATCTTTAAACAAGAGCCAGAGCATCCCTCCAACCCTTAACAGTGTTGATCATAATTAATTCTTGACTGCTTGTCAAGCCCCTTGATTTTTTCTCTGTCTTCGTGTAATATTATGTTAACCGTGAGAACAATATGACTATCCTTATGCCACGGAAATCAACAAAGAAAAAAGAACATTACGTGGATAATAAGAAGTTCTTACATGAGCTGATTATATACCGTAATAAGGTTGCCCAAGCAGCAGAAGCAGGCGATTCGAAGCCTCGTGTCACGAATTATATTGGTGAATGTTTTCTAAAGATTGCAACTCATTTATCCTATCGTCCGAACTTTATAAATTATATGTATCGTGAAGATATGATAGGGGATGGAATAGAAAATTGCATCCAATACATACATAATTTTGATCCAGAGAAATCCTCCAATCCGTTTGCATACTTTACCCAAATCGTCTACTACGCATATCTAAGGAGAATTGCCAAGGAGAAGCGTCAGCAAGCAATCAGGGAAAAAATATTAGAGAGAAAGGGGTTCGAAGAGGTTTTCCACTCAGATGATAATGACAATCATTCCGATATGAATTACATTAAATCTAGAGTAGAAAGTAACACCCGCTATGGCTAAAAAAGAAGTTCATCGCAACTTCACAATCGAGCAGTGCTCAAAAGGATTGTGGAGGAGTTTTGACCTGGATGGAAATCCAGTGCTTAGTTCTCTAACCAAAGACCATTTAATAATGATAACATCATGGAAGCTAAATCGAGACGAGACAGAAGGATTACTCTCCTCGTAGAGGAGCTGCGTGTACTGACAGAAGGTGAAGTGGCACACTCGACAACACTCGATTCTCGTGGTAGAATGTCCAAGAAGATCGTTGTAGAGTATGACATCCAGCAAAAAGATACTGCTGATAACTGATCAGCACTTCGGTGTTCGCAATGATAGTCAGTACTATGTGTCCAAGTATCGTACCTTTTATGAAGGTACAGTTTTGCCGTACATAGATAAACATAAGATTGACACTATAATATGTCTAGGTGATACTTTCGATAGACGTAAGTATGTCAATTTTCACTCACTAGATGCAGCAAAGGAAATGTGGTTCGATCCTCTTAGAGAGAGGGGAGTACACATGTATATGCTCATCGGCAATCATGACATCTATTATAAGAATACCCTTAGGGTTAACAGTCCAGAACTACTCCTATCAGAGTACTCCAACATTGATGTGGTATCTAATCCACGGGAATTATCTATTAGTGGGTGCGATTTTCTTTTATTACCTTGGATCTGTGATGAGAACAGAGCAGAATCCCTCAAGAGCATCGAAGAAAGTACTGCTGGCATCTGTCTCGGCCATCTTGAGCTTAACGGGTTTGAGGCTGTACCTGGACATACCATGGAACATGGGGATGATCCCTCCATATTTGATAAATTTGACTTAGTATGTTCTGGTCACTTCCACATGAAGAGTAGGAAGAAGAACATACAATATTTGGGTAACCCGTACCAACTGTATTGGAATGATTACGGTCAGGAAAGAGGGTTCCATGTAATAAATACTAGTAGTAAGAGGTTATCGTTTGTTAAGAATCCTAACAAGATGTTCCATAAGATCATCTATAAGGATAGTGAGACTTCTAAGATCAATTATAATGAGTTAGAAGGTTGTTATGTTAAGTTGATTGTTGAGACTAAAGAGGATCAGGTATGTTTTGATAAGATCCTTAAAAAGATTAATGAATCTAACGTTGCTGATCTAAAGATAATAGAAGATCAGTTTGTATATTTGGAAGACATCGATGATTCTATGGAGACTGAAGATACTCTTGCTATATTACAGAAATGTGTTAGTGAAATTGATAATAAAGATGAGATATTTGCTGTATTAAAGTCGTTGTATGTGGAGGCACTCAGAATATAATGTTTGTTCTGGTTGACAAAAACTCAGGAGGGGTGTATGCTGTCAAGGATGATGGCTTAAAGGAACGTGTTGTACAAATTTTCTCAGAATCTGATGATGCTGAGAGATATTATGGGCATTTGGTTGCTAATGATTACAAACGTGACCTTAAAGTAATGGAGATAGAAGAAGGTGATGTTAAAAGAAACTGCAACCAATTCGGATACCATTACACAATCATCCAACCTGATGACATAGTATTTCCACCAATACATGATAACCTTTGAGAAGATCCGTTGGAAGAACTTTCTGTCAACAGGTCAGCAGTTCACTGAATTAAATTTAAACGACTCCAACAGTACTCTTATTGTTGGATCTAATGGTGCAGGGAAGTCCACTATACTGGACGCTCTGTGCTTTGTTTTGTTTAATAAACCCTTTAGGAAGGTCAGTAAGAGTCAGTTGATCAATAGTGTTAATGAGAAGGAGACACTAGTTGAGGTTGAGTTCTTTGTGGGAACTGTTAAATATAAAGTAGTAAGAGGAATGAAACCCAATGTATTCGAGATCTATCGGAATAATGAACTCGTTGACCAAGATGCTGCACAGAAGGACTACCAAAAGTTCCTCGAACAATCAGTGCTCAAGCTCAACTTTAAGTCCTTTACACAAGTTGTCATCCTCGGATCATCCACATTTATCCCATTCATGCAACTCTCCGCAGGTCACAGGAGAGACGTTATCGAAGATATATTGGACATCCAGATCTTCTCCCAAATGAATCTCCTTCTGAAGGAGAGAGTTAAAGATATTAAAGAAGAACAACGGCAGTGTGAATATGAATTGGAAATGGCACTGCAAAAGGTTAACATGCAGAAGAAAAACATAGAGAATTTAGAGGAGGTTGACCAGAAGCATACTGCTATTGCTGAGAATAAGTTTAAATCTAATGAAGAGAGAATTAAAGAGATTAAACTGAAGATTAAGTCTCTCGATAAGGAGATAGATCAGATTACTCCTAAGATATTACAGTTGGATAAGTCTATAGCGAGGCATGAGAAGTATAAAGTCATGCGAACTAAGATACATTCCAGGAAAGAGAATGCTACTAAAGATATTAAATTCTTTGAGGAGAATGATAACTGTCCTGTGTGTACTCAGACCATAGATTCTGACCTAAAAACAGAGAAAATTGGGTCATTATCTAGTAAGGTGGAGGAGTTTAAGATTGCACACAGTCAGATCACTGAACATATATGTTCACTTTCTGATGAGGTCAAGGAACTGAGGTCACAGGCCGAGGTTGTGAACGGATATAGGTATGAAATACAGTCATTGACCAAGGAGGAGATGAAACTTCTCAAGGAGAACACTGCCATCATGACTGACATAGGTAGTGACAGCAGTAGTTTGGAGGAAGAGAGACAGGATTTGGTGCAATTTGAGCACAAATTACATGAAAAGGAGGTATTTTGTGCCAATGTGAACAAGCAGAGTGACAATCTAAAAACTGTCACCAACTTGCTGAAAGACGGTGGGATCAAGACTAAGATAGTATCGAAGTTTATCCCTATAATTAACCAAAAAATCAATAAATATCTCACAAGTATGGATTTCTACGTGAATTTCACGTTGGATGAAAACTTTAATGAGAAGATACTATCTAGATTTAGAGATGATTTTTCTTATGCATCCTTTTCAGAGGGTGAAAAGCAGAAAATTGACCTAGCACTACTGTTTACATGGCGAGAGATTGCTAAGATGAAGAACAGTGCAAGTACCAATCTCTTAATACTTGATGAAGTTTTTGATTCTTCCCTAGATCAGGGTAGTACTGATGAACTAATGAAGATATTAAGGGGTTTGGGTAGAGATGTTAATCTTTATGTCATTTCCCATAAGGGTGACATACTATTGGACAAGTTTGATAGACTAGTATCCTTCGAAAAACAATCTGACTTCTCTCTAATGAAGATCCATGAAGGTTCCTAACTGGCAACACAACTCTGGGAAGCCACCCAAACGTAAGCTCAAACCACAAGCACTCCGAAGTGCAAGAGAACGACGTAGACAGTTGATAAAGTGTCTACTAAAGACCTCCGATCCTCGTCGGGGGTCTTATAATGTGTACATACATACGAAATCACATGAAGACAGAGATCAAAGGAACCCTAGCAAAACTACTTGCCACAGAGAACCTGTTGGTGGAGCACAAGAATGTAGAGACAGCAGCCTTTGATGTATCGACTCGTGTCTTGACCCTCCCAATGTGGGAAGCAAGTAATACTGTATACAACATGCTCGTGGGTCACGAGGTTGGTCATGCTCTATTCACACCAGCAGAGGGTCTAGAAGACCTTCCATGCCCTAAAGCGTTCGTAAATGTCACCGAGGACGCACGTATAGAGAAGTTGATGAAGAGAAAGTATCCTGGTTTAGGTAAGGACTTCTATCAAGGTTACCAGCAACTCAATGACAGAGACTTTTTCTCCATTGAGAACAGAGATTTGATGACTCTATCATTAATAGATCGTATCAACCTTCATTATAAGATTGGTGCGTATGCAGTGATGCCATTTACTGACGCTGAGGTGCCCCTCAGAGACGCTGTAGAGGGCGTAGAGACATTCCAAGATGCAATTGATGCAGCAATAGATATATTTCGCTTTATGAAGGAAGAAATTGAGAAACAAAGAGAGCAGAATCAGGCAGTAGGTAATCAAGAAGGACCAAGTGCACCTCCTATGGAGGGTGAAGGTGAAAGTGAGGATTCAGATGATGATGATTATGATAAGGATCCAGATGGAGGGTTCTTTGATGATCCTCCACGTCCACAAGAGTCTTCTAGTGATGATTTCGAAGATGAAAAGGATTATTTGTCACCTGAAGAGCAACTTGAGAAGGTAGAGACTCAAGAATCCTTTAATGGTAAGATGGAGAACCTAAGAGCAAGGGGTGGTCATGAAGTTACATACGTTAACCTTCCACAAGTGCCTCTAGATACCATCGTTGTTGATAATAAACTCGTCTGGGACAAGGCAGAGCAGTGGTGGAATGATAATGAAGAAGATTTTCATGAGGTAGACCTAAAGTTTGCTGAATTTTGCAGAAGAACACAGAAAGATGTCAATTATCTTGTAAAAGAGTTCGAATGTAGGAAGGCAGCAAGCACTTATGCACGTACATCAACTTCCAAAACAGGTGTATTAGATACAAGTAAGTTACACAACTACAAAATCGCTGAAGATATCTTTAAAAGGGTTACTAAGACAACAGATGGTAAAAATCATGGTCTTGTTTTCCTTCTTGACTGGTCTGGATCTATGTCCAGAGAGATATCTGACACAGTTTATCAGTTGATTAACCTATGTCAGTTCTGTAAGAAGGTTGACATTCCATTTGATGTATATACTTTCACTTGTGATGGTGGATACTACTCTCATTATGAGCAGGAACCATGGGATTACCCTGAGTTTGATCATAAGGAAGGGGATTTGTGGGTAGATGAGCGTTTTAGACTTGTTAATCTCTTAACTAGTAAAGGTAATAAGCAGGACTTCCAAAGACAGTGCCGTAACCTCTATCGTATTGCTTACTATTATGAGGGTTACTACTATGGCATCTATGGTGAGGTTAAATCTGTACCTAGACCTCCATATTTCCTAGGATTAGGTGGAACACCACTGAATGAGGGTCTAGTTTGTGTAAATGAATTAATTCCACAGTGGAAAGCAGCACATAACGTAGAGAAGACACACCTCGTAATTCTTACTGATGGTGAAGCAAACTGTATGGGGTATGCTCATGCTAGAACTGAGTATGTAGGAAAGATCTATCAGAATGGAATAAGATATGGCACCTGTATTCGTGATAGAAAGACTGGTCGTTACTATCCAGACATCAAGAACGGTAATATTTCCTTAACTCAGACACTTATTCGTGTCATTAAGGATCATAATCCTGGTACTAGTGTCTTAGGGTTCAGAATCTGTCAACCAAGAGCACTTAGTATGTTCTTAAGGATGAATGATATCTGGAATAATGAGAAGTATAGGAGAGAGTGGAGTAAAAATAAGTCTGTGGTCATTACAGAGACTTCATACGATGAATTGTATGTTATTCAGTCAAATGATTCCACTGAAGATGTAAGCATGGAGGTTAAGGAGGATGCTACTAAGGGTCAGATTCGTACTGCCTTTAAGAAAGCACTCAAGAAGAAGGTTAACAACCGTCGCATTCTTGCTACCTTCGCAGGACAGATTGCATAGTGTCCACTAGGGGGTATACAACCCCCTTTTATGCACTATAATAAACACATACAAACAAACGAAACACATGCCATTCGAACCAGTACCAGTCACAACCGATGATCTTGTATCATTCTTATCAGAAAGACACGGTGAAGAGGTACAAACACCAGCATTAAGGGAAGCAGCGGCACATTATAACTGCTCTTATGCTACAGTAAAGAAAAGACTTAAGAGTTATAATGTAGGTAAAGGTAGATGGAATCTTACCGTTGCTGAAGCATTAGAGAAAAACTATCAACAACCAGCAGTTGCACCAGCAGTGGAGATTAAGAACTTGGTTCCAGATGTTGACACTAACTACGTACCTTTTGGTAATTTCTCAGACCTTAAGAAGATCATTAAGTCAAAGGTTTTCTATCCAGTATTCATCACTGGTCTATCAGGTAATGGTAAGACCTTTGGTGTGGAGCAAGCATGTGCTAGTCTGAAGAGAGAGTTAATTAGAGTCAACATTACAGTTGAGACTGATGAGGATGATCTAATCGGTGGGTTCAGACTTGCAGATGGGAGTACAGTATGGCATAATGGTCCTGTTATTGAGGCACTTGAGCGAGGAGCTGTGCTACTATTGGATGAGATAGACCTTGCTAGTAACAAGATACTATGCTTGCAGTCTATCCTAGAGGGTAAGGGTGTGTTCCTTAAGAAGACTGGTAGACAGGTTTATCCTGCTCCTGGTTTCACTGTGGTTGCTACTGCAAACACTAAAGGAAAGGGTTCAGATGATGGACGTTTCGTGGGTACGAATGTACTTAATGAAGCATTCTTAGAGAGATTCCCTCTAACATTTGAGCAGGAGTATCCATCCGTTACAATAGAGAAGAAGTTACTTAACAACTACTGCTCTGAATTGGATTGCTGTGATCAGGAGTACATCAATAACCTGACTACATGGGCAGAGATCATTCGTAAGACCTTCGCTGAAGGTGGTGTGGATGAAGTTATTAGTACTCGTCGTCTAGTCCATGTTATACGTGCCTTTGCTATCTTTGGTGATAGACTTAAGGCAATCAAGGTCTGTCTCAATCGTTTCGATGATGAAACAAAAGAGTCATTCCTAGAACTCTACAGCAAGATTGATGCTAAGGTGGAGTTGACTGATACCGAACTACTAGAACAACTACATGAAGTATAGAGAAGACGATACGATCAAGGTGGTGGAGGATTATATTTCCTCCACTTACCGTTCTCATTATTCTAATGAGGAGAAAGGAGTACAGACTCTGGACTTGCTGGAATCTATCGGTACTGCTGAACAATTCTGCCAGTCAAACATCATAAAGTATGCCTCCAGATACAAGAAGAAGAGTCAGCATAAGAGTGATGTGCTAAAAATCATTCATTATGCTATACTGTTATACTACTTCTCTGGAACTTCTTATCCTGATGATAAACCAGAGCAAATAGCAACACCAGCATCCCTAATGGACTACGATTAATTATGAAATTTACTGAGTATGAGATGGAAGTGTTGAGATCTTTTAATCAGATCAATCCCTCCATCATTTTTAATCCAGGGCACAAGGTAGCAACCATTAGCAACAACAAGAACATTCTTGCTAGTGCTAATTTCACACAAGTAACCTTCCCTAAGAAGGCACCCATCTATGATCTGTCTAATCTGATCAGCAGTATTAATATACTTGCTACAGATGATAAACCAGACATCGATTGGGGTGATAATCTTGTTACTCTGGAACAAAAACGTAGTAGGATTAAGTATTACTATGCAGAACCACGCATGGTATCAACACCACCTGATACTATTCAGGATTTGGGTGCTCCTGTAGTCTCTACAGTGCTACAACACTCACAGTTGTTGCAGATAGAACGTGCTGCTAGTACCTATCAACTCCCAGATATATGTTTTACTGGTGAGAAGGGTGTATTGACTGCTGTTGTGACTGACAAACGTAACTCATCTTCTAATTCACTTGAGATTGAGTTGGGTAAGGCCGAAGGTGAGTTCTGTTTCTGTATGAAGATTGAGAACCTATCTGTTATTAATCTTAGGGGTGGTCAATTCACACCATGTTCTGCATATGATTTGGATATCTATGCTGCAAAGGTTGCTAAGTTTACAGGGATTATGACTAAGGGTGCAGAAGATTTTGTTAGTTCTTTAGAGTATCTCATTGCGTTGGAACCTGATAGTGAGTATTGATTCTATTCTAGTTGGTGACTGTCGAGAGACTCTCAAAACTATAACTGAGAGACCACGTATGTGTGTCACGTCACCACCCTATTATGGTCTTCGAAACTATGGTGATGAGGAGAACCAAATAGGGCAGGAGGATACCCCTGAAGAGTATATCCAACAGTTAGTAGAAGTTTTCAGGGAGGTGCGAAATGTGCTCACAGATGATGGGACTCTTTGGGTTAATATTGGCGATAGTTACTATAATTACAGGCCAGGAAGAGGACAAGGATTGGTTAAGCAAACAGTCTCGAATACTAGACAAGACTTACCAGATGTGTGTCCTCGTAGAGGAAATAAACTCCCAGGACTCAAAGAAAAAGACCTCATAGGTATCCCATGGATGCTTGCCTTTGCACTACGTGCAGATGGATGGTATCTACGTCAGGATATTATTTGGCACAAACCTAATCCCATGCCAGAGAGTGTACGTGATCGCTGTACTAAGTCACATGAATACATCTTTCTCTTAAGTAAGAATAAGAAGTATTTCTATGACAATGAAGCAATTAAGGAACCTGCTAAGGACTGGGGTACTAGGAAGAGAGATAATGGTAAGTATCACAATCCAGGCACAGGTTTACAACCTCATAGTGGTCTTACAAAGAGTTATCCTAAGAAGAATAAGCGATCTGTCTGGAGTGTCACTAACAAACCTAGTAAAGTTAAGAGACACTATGCTGTATACCCACCAGACCTCATAGAACCATGTATTAAAGCAGGTTCTGAGGAAGGTGATATAGTATTGGATCCATTCATGGGTTCAGGTACTACTGCTAGGGTTGCAAATTCACTCAATAGGCATTATATTGGGTGTGAACTACATGAGGGGTACGTAAATGGATGACTTCTTATGGGTGGAAAAATACAGACCACAGAAGGTCGATGATTGTATACTGCCTGAAGAAACCAAGAAGATGTTTAAGGGGTTTCTTGCTCAAGGTGAGATACCAAACCTTCTTCTGACTGGTCCTGCAGGTATTGGAAAGACAACCATTGCTAAATCATTATGTTATGAGTTGGGGGCAGACTATTATGTGGTTAATGGATCGGATGAGGGAAGGTTTCTTGATACAGTTCGGAATCGTGCCAAGAGTTTTGCGTCTACAGTATCTCTCACAAGCAAGTCGAAACATAAAATCCTCATCATCGATGAAGCAGACAATACCACTCCCGACGTACAACTCCTTCTTAGAGCGAGTATTGAGGAGTTCTCCAAAAACTGCAGATTCATTTTTACCTGCAATTACAAGAACAAAATCATCGAACCACTCCACTCAAGATGTTCAGTAGTTGATTTTCATGTTAAAGGTAAGGAGAAAGCACAACTAGCAACTTTATTCTTTAAGAGGGTACATACTATTCTCGCAGAAGAGAACGTTAAGTTTGAGATGAAGGTAGTTGCAGAGGTTGTGCAGAGACATTTCCCTGACTTCAGACGTACTCTTAATGAGTTGCAGAGGTATGCTTCAGGTGGACAGATTGATGTAGGTATATTGGCACAGGTTACAGATGTTAACATCGCATCTCTTGTTGGTTATCTGAAGAACAGAGAGTTTACTAACATGAAGAAGTGGGTGACGAGTAACATGGATACCGAACCTCATGTTATAATGAGAAAGGTCTATGATAACTTGTATAACTATCTTGTACCCAAGAGTATACCAGAAGCAGTCTTAGTCATAGGGGAGTATCAATATAAGTCTTCGTTTGTGATGGATCAAGAGATCAATCTGGTTGCGTTCTTGACAGAACTGATGATGAGGTGTGAATTTAAATGATTACTCTTACTCATAAAACCTGTCGGAAATGTGGTAGAGACCTTCCTCTATCATGTTTTAGTAGAAGAGGTGAAGGTACAGTAAAGAGAAGAATTAATATTGATTGTAAGGAATGTATCAGTAAAGAATCCAAGATTGTCAGAGAGTTGAGAAAGTCTGCACCACCAGTCCCAGAAGTATGTGATTGTTGTGGTAAAGTACCTGATCCTAAATCATTTAGAAATAAATTACAATTAGATCATAACCATAAGACTGGAAAATTTCGTGGATGGATATGTGACAACTGTAATGTTTCTTTATCTAGAGCAGATGATACACTTGAGGGTGTTAATAAATTACAGAAATACTTATTGGAGTGTGAGTTTAAATGAGTTATGATGGTGGTCCACATAAGAAGATTCATCAACTATTTCCAGTATCAGTTTGGGAGTATAGGTTGGATGAGGATGATATGTGGATGTCTGAGCAGGCATTAGAGTTCTGTAAGACATTAGAGATGAACATGTATAACTTCCCTGCTGGTGTACGTACCAGTAGAGGTAACATCCATAAGGATCCAGAGATGGAACCCCTTATGGGATTTTTTTCTGATGTTCTGGATGAGATTAGATGTGCTCAAGCACTACAGTGCCATGAGTTAAAGATATCATTGTCATGGGCAAACCTTGCACCTAAGGGTAGTAACACAGGACATCCTATACATCGTCACAACTACTCATATCTTAGTGGTGTATACTATTTTACAGATGGTGCACCTACTACCTTCTGGGATCCATTAAACATTCGTAATGAGGATACTTTAGAGATCATTAGGGATCATATTAATCCTACTCAGGAGATAATAAAAGCAGAACCTGGCAAACTATTGGTATTTCCAGGTTGGTTAAAGCACCAGAGTGGTCCTCATAATGGTAAAGAGGATCGTTGGTCTATGAGTTTTAATTCTTTACCTAATGGTCCTGTCAATGCAGGTCCACAAGGTATACCAATGGCGAACTTAACAGTCAATTAATTATGAAACTAGTGAAGACTCCACTGCGTTATCCTGGAGGTAAATCCAGAGCAGTAAAGCAATTATATGATTGGTTTCCATCTGATGTACATGAGTACAGGGAACCATTTATAGGTGGTGCTTCTATGGCACTATACTTCTCACAATTACATCCAGATGTACCTGTGTGGGTTAATGATAAGTACACATATCTGTACAATTTTTGGGTTCAGTTACAGGAGAGGGGTCATGAATTATCTGATGCATGCCATAAGGTCAAGACAGATCACCCAGACGAAGACACTGCTAGGGAACTCTTTGATAAGACTAAGAAAGATATCGAACACGCAGAACCTTTTGATCAAGCTGTTCTTTTTTGGGTTCTTAATAAGTGTAGCTATAGCGGGTTGACTGAGAACTCATCGTTTTCACCTGCTGCATCACGTCAGAACTTTACATTACGTGGTGCTGATAAGTTAAAGAAATATCCTGACATAATTAAGAACTGGCGTATCACTAATGAGGATTATGAGGTAGTGATGAGTGATGCTGGTGGTGATAATGTTTTTTGTTTCTTAGATCCACCATATAAGATCAAGTCGTTCCTTTATGGTACTAAAGCAGACTTGCATAAGAACTTTGATCACCCAACCTTTAAAGATATCTGTTCTGTATGCCCACACAAGTGGTTGCTAACATATAATGTCGATGCTGAGATAGAAGAGGCATTTTCGTTGTATAATCAGAGGTACTTTAGACTTACCTATGGTATGCAACACCGTGCTAGTAACGTGAAGGATGAATTACTCATCTCTAACTACGAAATTAACCCTGCAAACCCCCTTGAGAAGGTGCTATATGCCTGATTATGAGTACCCTCTGAAGGATTATCTGAATGGTATTAATCTGAAGCAAGGTGACTTGGATTCGGATGAACGTGCCATGAAGAAGTATCCAAAATTCGTGGTCAATAAGTTATTAGCCGAACATATTGACTGCATAATGCATGTCAACGAGATGAATCGTTACTATAACTTAGATAACCTCCTGCAATATCAGTATTTTCTATATAGTATTAGGAAATCAAAGAGATTTTCTCCTTGGAATAAGAAATCTACCGATAGCGATTTGGAATTGGTCAAACAATTTTATGGTTATAGTAATGAGAAAGCAAAGGTAGCACTCTCTCTACTATCAAAAGAAAAGCTAGAGGTCATAAAAGCGAAACTTGATACTGGAGGAAGGAGATGAGTGACGAGATCAGTTGGTCTCAGGATATGATGCTGGAGGTTACACTAAAAGAACCAGACGATTTTCTGAAGATTAGAGAAACCCTTACACGCATTGGTGTTGCATCTCGAAAAGAGAGAAAACTATATCAGTCGTGTCATATTCTCCACAAGAAGGGTAAGTATTACATAGTTCATTTTAAGGAACTGTTTGCACTGGACGGAAAACCTGCTAACATAACTAAGAATGACATAGAGAGACGCAACAGAATCGCTAAGCTACTATTCGATTGGGGTCTTGTAGAGATACAAGAAGACCTTCTATCTAATGATGGGTGTGCACCACTCAATCAGATAAAGGTACTATCCTATAAGGATAAGAGCGAGTGGATATTAGAATCTAAGTACAACATAGGAAAGAAGAAAGTTATCACTGAAACATAATGAAATTTTTGGGATTGAGGCTCGAAGACCACGATTCCAATATCACCTATACTGATGGTACTAAGGTACGATATTGTGCAACCGAAAGACTCTTCGGCATTAAACATCATGGATACGATAACACTTGGCAATGGCAGGATGTGCTAGACTCTTGGGGTGTCAGTGCAGAGGAGTTAGATGCTCTTGCAATCGTCTCAGATCAGATAACCTTTGAGGAAGGTGAAACCTATCGTGAATTGGACATGGGGTTCCCATGTAGGACGTTCGCAGTAGACCATCACTATTGTCATGCTCTGAGTCTTTGGCCATTAGGAGAAGTACCCTATACTAATTACATCTATGACGGTTTTGGAAATAATGATCGTAGTTATTCCCTTATTATTGGGAATAAGATTGGGCATAGCCATAGTGTACTTACTACTGGGTCTATCGGTGTCGAGATGGCGAAGGTCGGAAGAACACTCGGAATCGAAGCAGACCCACACGGATTAGATTTAGCAGGTAAGATCATGGGTCTTGCTGCATATGGACTTGTAGACGAAGAATATTATCATAAGGTATCACACATTCATCTAACTGACATTAAGAAGATATGGAACTATGATTCTTGGGATCGTAAGTGGGATAATGATTTTGATATCAACTGGTTACGAACAGTACATGAGTATACTGGTGATCAACTAGCACTGTATATGAATCATCCTGTAGGTGGTGATGAGGTCATAGGATATAGTGGTGGTATAGCACAGAATTGTGTGTTTAATGGTAAGATTCTGGGCAGGGGTCAGAAGGTAATGATTCCACCTCATGCTAATGACTGTGGTCTGACCTTAGGTGCTGTAGAATTTTTGAGACAACACTACCATGAGGAACCATTTAGTAATGAAGGGTTCCCATTCTGGCAGGATGATGAAGGTACTGATGAAGTAAGTGATCAGGTTATATTAGAGACTGCTGAGGCACTTGCTGATGGTGATATAGTTGCATGGTATCAGGGACATGGTGAGATAGGACCTAGAGCATTAGGTAATAGGTCTATTCTTATGAACCCACGTCTACCTGATGCTAAGGACACACTTAATAGGAAGGTTAAACATAGAGAACACTTCCGTCCTTTTGGTGGTTCAGTTCTATTGGAGGATGTTGATAAGCACTTTGAGTGGACTGGTGCATGTCCTTATATGAATGTATCTGTACCAGTAAAGGATGATGGACTGAAAGCAATCACTCATATAGATGGGTCGTCTAGAATACAGACAGTAGATGGTGATGGATCATATGCTAGACTCATTAGAAAGTATAAGGAGATAACAGGTGATGGTGTACTACTTAACACTAGTTTAAATGTCGGTGGTAAACCTATTGCTGGTCATAAATGGGAAGCCAAAGAATTATTTGCCAAGAAGGATATAGATGTACTAGTTATTGGGGATGATATTTTGTCTAAATAGCCCAGTTACTTGGACATAAATGGCCGAAGAAGAAATTAAAGAAGAACAGGTAGAAGAAGAACAACACGAAGAACCTAGGAAGAAAGGTTTCTTTGGTAAAGTGAAATCTGCTATCGTTCCCGATGCTGAAGAGCAAGCAGCAATCATCAGTACAATGGTCAGAATTACTGTCCTTGCCTGGTCTGGGGGAATATTGACTCTTAATTATGTGGCGATTCCAGGTGTACCACAACAAAAAATAGATCCAACTTTCATAGCTTCAGTTTTTACTGGAGTTTTAGCGAGCTTCGGAATTCAGACAGCGAGTAAGAAAGGTGATGGTACCATGAAGATGGACAAGAATGGTAACCCTGCTGGTGGACCACCACCTGTCACTGCTAAGGATATAGAAGCAATCATAGCGAAAGCTGGACCTACTCAAACTATTCGTATTGAGCAAGCACCTCTTAAAATAGTTGGTGTCTCAACCGATGACAAACCTTACAAACTATAGAATCATGCAAAAAATTGTTAACGTACTAGCACTCGTATCTTTCGTAGGTATAGTTGGTGTAGTAGGAGCTGGGGGATATGTTTTTCTTCAGAAGGATGCCATCATTAAAGATGTAACAGAAGGTATATTGGGTGATGTTCTTGGTGATATGCCAGCAATCCCAGAAGTACCAGCAGCAACAGGTGGAGTCGCACCACCAGCAGGACTAGGTGTCCCTAACTAGTGGACATAAATGAGATTATGGTTAGGATGCGAGAGATTAAAAATCCTCGCATCACTATCATAGACAATACTAATATTACCGTTCCCAATAAAGAGATATCTGAAATAAGAAATCAGGATATCCAAGGTATTAATACTGGGGATGTTAAAGTTTATGAGATTAGGGATCCTGTTGTCACAGGTTTGACTGTACCTGTTACTGTGGATGCAGGTAAACCTATTGTCAATATACCTGGTTGTGTTAAAGCACATAAGGATAATGCTGGTAAGAATAAGAACCTCGTAGATGATGACCCTAAGGGTGTCATGACATTGTGTGATGGTCAACAACCAGCATTTAGTCCTATGGACTATCAAAGTGATGAGTTAACATTTGAGCAGGAGAAATACGAACCAAACCTCAAGATACCACCACCTGAGGTTCCAGAACCACCTGAGGTTCCAGCGATACAATGCTATGAACCACAGATTAAAGATCCTGTAACGGGTCAGTGTATTGATAAACCTACACAGAATACCGAACAAAAGGATGATGGTCCTTCGTTCGCAGAACAATATTTACCTGAGGTAAGTACGGTTACTACTACAGCAGCGATAGCAGTGGTCGCTACCTCGTCAGCATTACTTGCTAAACCATTAGCAGATCTATTACTTAAGGTCATTAAACCTGTAGTCAAGCAGACAATGACCAAAATCCAAAGACTACTGGGTAAGAATCCATATAAACCATCAAGGAATGAGATCATTGCTAATGCATATAGAGAGAAGAAAGGGTTGCTGCCACTGAAGCCTCAGAAAAAGAAGAAGGATAAATAAATTCATGGCTCAACGCTCAATTAAGTTTACTATTAGACAGGATGGTACTGTAACCGAGGAGGTTATGGGTGCTGTTGGTAATGAGTGTGAAAATCTTACTAAGAGGATTGAGGAGAGGTTAGGTCAAGTAGAGAAGGTAGAATATAAACCAGAGTATTACAAGCAAAAACAAACCTTAGAGGATCATGTCACACTTCACTTGCATAAAGACTAAACTTAAGGAGAGACCGTTCCTGATTGATGCATTAAAAGAATTAGACTACAACGTACAAGAGAACCACCTACTAATCAATCCTGAAGACCATAACCATAAGCAGTGGAATGTAGAGGTTGCTATCTCTGATGAGATAGGGTTTAAGTGGAACGGTAAGGAGTATGAATTGGTTGCTGAACTTGATGCTTGGGATCTAGATGTGCCTGTTAGTAGGTTCATAGAGAAAGTCACCCAACAGTATGCTAGGGCAACTCTTCTAGATGCTGCAAAGAATGAAGGATATACTATTGCAGAGGAGAAGACTAGTGTCACTAATGACATCGAGGTAGTGGTAACCCGATGGGACTAGGCATAAATATTTGTGAATTGTATCAGGGAATACGGACCGAACTTGTATAAATAATGGTAGAATTGGGATAACAAGATGTAACCAAAACCTCTACATCATGAGGTCCATTTGAGTAAAGGAGGAACAAATGTTTAGCCATCTATCACACAACCAACTGGCAGAATGGAATCACAACATTGAGGAAACACCACTAGAAGACCCAATAGACGAATACTTTGAGTGCCTGATTGAGTGTGATGATAGTCAGTCCAGTTGTCGAAGACTCTGCGGAGATCTTCTAAAGTAAAAATCATTCATTTGCTTCGTCCCTCCTTGAGAGGGACTTTTTATTTTGCTAAATAGATTAGTTTGTCCAAAAATAATGACAGCACTAATTGATCCAAAAGAATACTCCGACGTGGTTGACCTATTGAGGTCATTTTTTTTGTCTAAAAATTTCCTAGAAGTTCATACACAAAATCGTTTAAGTATCCTTGCTGCCTGTGAAGATCCAGAAACAGTAGCAACATATGAATACAATGGTCAGGTATGGCCACTGCCACAGACAGGTCAGATGTGGTTAGAATATGAATTACTATCCAACCCCAAAGCAGAGGGGTTTTTCTGTGTCTCAACGTCGTATAGGGCAGAACCAAACCCTGTACCAGGAAGACATGAAGTTATCTTCCCCATGTTTGAGTTCGAGATGAAGGGTGGTGTTAAAGAACTCGAAGATATGGAGAAAGAACTGTGTGAATGGTTGGGTATACCATTAGACCAAGTGAATGTTAAGACCTATAAGGATTGGGGTGACAAGTTTAAGACGAAAGAACTTGACCACGATCATGAGAAAACTATTGGTCGAGGTATGATTACTGAGTTCCCTGAATGGACATCACCTTTCTGGAACATGGCAAGAAATTCTGACGATACCAGTAAGAAGATAGATGTTATCTTAGGTGGTAAAGAAACTATTGGTAGTGCTGAAAGGAGTACCGATAAGGATCAGATGAGAGAGACCTTCTATACCATATCAGATGGTAAGTATGCTCAACTTATTATTGATCTGTTTGGTAAGGAAAGAGTAGAGAAAGAACTAGAAGACTTCCTCTCATTCGATTTCTTCCCACGATCAGGTGGAGGCATTGGTATACAACGTCTTATATCAGCCCTTAAGTAAGGGCAACTATGTGAGGTGACGAAACTGGTAAACGTGGCAGGTTGTTTCCCTGCTGTTCCTGGCGGGACTTGGTGGTTCGACTCCACCCCTCACAGTTA